GGGGATAAAGCACCGCCCCCGTCGTTGGTCCCACCGGCGGGGGGTACTTCGCCACTGTAGCCAATTTCACGTGACCATAACCCCTGATCTGTTGCGGGAGTGACAACATGTCTTTGACTTGTTGCCATTCAGCTAACCCTGAATCAATATTTACAGTGTAAATTGTATCTCCAACATTTAATTGATTGTATTTTAACCACCCTCGCTTTGACAAAACTTCTGTCTCTGTATCAGCGCAATAATACTCGGCAGTTTTCCCTTTGGATTCGTATGCCTGATAACCTTCGTGAGTCTGCAGCCCGGGAAAAACGATCTTTTTCTGGACAACATTCTCGCATCGTGCAGCATCAAGCCTGAGAACGTGCCATCCATCACGGGAATCCCATTCAAAATCATCTTCGCAGTCAATTGTTCCCCATCCTGCCTTTGGCTCACAACGCTTGCCAAATTCGCTTGTTCGATCTTTTGGGTTGGATGCTGCAAAAATCTTAATTCGGCCCCTTGCGCCTTCTGTATCGGCAGCAGACAGGATATTCTGCAATCCTTCCCAGACTCCAGCGGGAACTTCTTCTGCTTCGTCCAGCACAACATGGGTTCTACTCATCCTTCCCCATTTCGGATGCGGCTTGCCTGCTCTGGGGCTTGGGTGGAATCCTCGAAGCGTTCCTGTTCCACTATCGCCTTTAGGAATAGCTACAAGATGAATGCCATTCTTGGAGTCATTATTTGCCTGTATGCTTTTTACAAGTGTTTCGCTTCCTTCAAATTCTGGCCTTACCAATGCAGTCGTATAAAACTTTTTAATAGCAGCAAATACATTTCGTTGAGCGTGTTCGGCGGTGAGTGAAACGACTTTAATGCAAGTGTAGTGAGGGTCACGCATCCAATCTAACAAAAACCATGCCGCTGCGCCGAACGTTTTACCCATGGCTCCAGCACCTTGGATGAGCAACTTGTCATGGTCAAACAAACATCTCCATGTGTTTTGACTCGACATTGGCCTCCAATCATAGACATTCGGCCCCCACAAGATTGTTGCCGCCGCCTCAAACTGGTCTGCATCCAGTAAGGATTGCACATAGTTTTTAACTATTATAGTCGCAATTGGCACGTCCAATTCGACCTTCCCCTTCACTTCGCCAGCATTGAGGATGATATGCTTTGCCGCATAGACAATACCTACATCATCGTCACGATCAGATTCGGCCCTTATTTCTTCTGCTAGAGCAATCGTTCTATTTACTGATTGACTAATCACACCAGTTCGGGAAGATTTCGTTCTTCTTTCAACCTACGCAATACTTTCCACACTTGTTCCAGTGTGTCATCGCATCCTTTTACCCTACGCGTTTTTACATCAACATCATTGTCATAATACTCAACATTGAACTCCTTGAACTCTCCAGCATTATATTTCAGTTTACTGCGGATTTCATTTTCTAAGTCACTAATAACAAGCAATGCGTCAACTCCTGCCAGCGCATAGGCATGGTCGTCTTTGTCTTCTGGAAGCGAAAATTCTAAAAAAGCTTTCATTGTGTTAAAACATTGTAATACGCATTACCATAGCATCCTGATTCTGCAAGCTTAATTATATTGCCTTCTTGTTCAATCCATCTATCCAACTTTTTCTTTTTTAATTCGATAGGATGTCCGTCATGCGGTGGAATGTCAACCCATTCAAACAGTCGAAGTGTTTTTGCTGCTCGCAATGCGTTTTTGATTATCAACTCTGGATCATCAGCGTGTTGAAGGCAGTTGTAAATCCACGCTTCGTCAAAATCAACATGATTGAGATCTTCGCCACGACAAATCTGACAACCAATACCCTTGCAAGAATACCTTTCATATGTCCATTCTGGATATCTCAACGGGTCAACAACCAATCCTGCGCCAAGGTTGATTGTCTTAAGAAGCATGGAGGTCGGGCCACCTCCGATATCAATGATTGATTTACCTTCTACATCGAACGAGTAGCCAACCTGTTTCAAGCCCATGTATCTTGCATAGACATAGTGCTTCTGATCTTCGTCAAATGTATTGCAGCAATCTCCCCAGTAGTTGGATTCAAATGTGTAGTCACTCATATTTATTTCCAGTTTGGAACTATTGCTTTAAGTTTCCTTAATGTGCAGTCATCGCCATCTGCAAGATGCCTGTTTTCTTCCAATGTTTTTAGTATTGTATTTTTGAACTTTTTAATTTGTCGTTTCAACATTCTGTTCTCATCCATCAAATCTAACCCTTGCCATGTTAACTTCTCTACCATTTCCCTTGCCTCGTCGCGTTCCTTTAAAGCGTTTGCTAAAGCGTAACTTAACTGATCCTTATCATAATCGATTCTCATTTCGCTTCCTCTTTCAGTTTTTCAAAAGTTGACCATGCCTCATTAAGCTCATCGTCTGTCGCCCAAGTCTCCTTGTTGGGAGGACCAATTATTGCTGCCAGCTTTTCAGCGCATTTGCGCCACTCGTCGCGTTCCGCCATCATATCTTCGCGCTTGTTTATCAAACACTCAAATTTTTTACTTGCATCTAATGTGGATACAGCTAACCCAACATCAGCGGTGTGATGTCCTCCATCGCTATGCAGGATCGCGAGTAAATCGCGTATCAAGCGCACCGCCTCATCGCGCTCTCGTTCAAGTCGGCGTGCAAATTCAACTTCCATATCCCAATCAATATCAAGTCGGAAAAAGAAAGCGTCCGTTTCTGGTGTATCACTCATATAATGCTTGGATAAAATTTTGTCATTGCGTCAATGCCATTGCCGTCTGCATACCATCCCTTGCCTTCGTAGACATCAAGAACATCGCTGAAATACTTCTCATACATTGGAGCAATTTTCTCAAGTGTAAAATTCTCTCCAAATGTTCGGCAATTCTCCGGCCTGATTTTGTCGATATTTGCAATTGCATCAACGAAGTCTCCCATAGTCCGGCAACGATAGCCAGTGATTCCATGGAGATTGTTTTCTGCAAAGCTCCCCCAGTCTGTCGTTATTGTTGGAGTTCCTGAAAGCAAATTCTCAATCTGAACACCCCCAAACGGTTCAACATACATACTTGGCAAGAAGCTTGCTTTGGCGTTAGCCATAAGCTTTTTCCTCATCTCCATATCCGCATATCCCACATATTCCACATGGCTCGGCAGTTTGTATCCTTCTTCTTTCTGCCCAGCTATGACCAACTTCACGCCTGCCCTTTCCGTTGCTTGAATTGCAACTTCAACTCCCTTGCCTGAATAGACCCTGCCTAGATAAAGAAAGTAGTCTTCTTTTTCGTTATTGAACTGAAAGTCTTCGATGTCAAAATAATTCGGGATAACGACATCATACCAATCTTGATTGCATTGCCCGACATTCTTCAGTCCGCAATACGCATGATAGATGGCATAGCTTTCCCAGACTTTCCATCTTGCCCAATGTCCTCCTGCGTATCCAATGCCAGGCTCAACGCATATCAAGTCTGGATGAGCATCGCAAATCGGCCTGACTCCACTTCCCCAAAATGGAAGGATGAAGTCATTTTTCTTTTTCCTCTTGCCTACTTCTCGAATCGCGTTTGCGTAGAATGTTTGGTAGGCGTGGTCATTCGTATCAAACTTGAAGAAAGTCTTTCGCCAGTCGTGCGTGCCGTAGCTTTTCTGGAAGTCGTCATTCGTTAGCACGCTGACATGCTTTGTGCACATCAGGTCAGAATCTTCGTGCCCGTAGTGGATGACATCATGGCCAAGCCTAGTCATCATCTTACCGAATTTGACTATTTTTTGCGTATAGGCGCAGGCGTTGAACTCTTTGCTTGTGACTGTGTGCGGAATGCCTAAGACATGGAATCTCATTCTATTTATTTTCTCTGATTAGTATATTGTATATATCTGACGACGATTTGCCAGCATGGAACGCAGCCTTTGCGTCTCTTATCATCTCTTCCATGATGTCCATCCTTGAATTATCTTCTTTTATGTTTTTTCGCAATGCTTTTATTGTCTGCTTCAATTCTTCTTCTTCGCTCATAGGTTGATCAATTCAATTTCGAAGTCACTGGCAATTTTTAATGTGCTGTCGTCTTTCTCGTAGGAGTATCGGAAAACCACCTTGCTGATTCCGTAGCTTGCAATCGCCTTCAGGCAATTATTGCATGGCAGAGTTGTGCTGGCAATCAATCGGCACTCTCCTGGCTTTGTATAGCGTAGGGCATTTTGCTCTGCGTGGATAACGTATAAGCTCCGAGTTGCACGGTCTTGCCAGTCTTCGGTCATGCCAGACGGAAACCCATTGAAGCCGATTCCGGCCACTGTGTTGTCATGTCGCAGCAACACAGCACCAACCTGAAGCCATGGGTCTTTGCTCTTTAGTTTGGCCACTTCGGCAAGCTCAATCGCGTATTCCTCCCACGTCATAGCTCAAACCCTGCTCGCAACTCTCCCGGCAGGTCGCTTGGGAATGTCACACCATCACCTTGCTCTTGGCTGATTTTTTCCGCCTCGATTGCGTGGCCGATTTCACTTCGCAGGGTTTCGAGCGCGTCCTGGTAGGTTGCACAGGTCTCCTCCACCTCGTCGTGGAGATAGCCGTAGTGCCTCACGATATAACGAGCCGGCGCGCCGTAACTCCATACCGTCTCGATGCGCCAATGGCAATCTCGATCCTTGTGGTGTTCGGGTCCGATTAGACGGTAATACTCTGCTGCGAGTTCTTGGATCTGTTTTTCGATGTTTTCCATGTTCATTCTTCTTCCTCCTCACTGAACGGGTTCAATAATTCCATTTTTTCGATTCCGGCGTCGATGCTGTGATGCATCTGCTCCTCGGTGATATCGTCCTGCCTGAGCAAAAATAGATGCGCCGCGATTAGGTGCAGGATTTTTGCATGGGCCAACGTGTAGGCCATCACCTCTAGAGTTGGCTCTGAGTAGTCGCGATACTCTAGCCCACCGTCGTCAGATAGTTGATCGCTGCCGTTATTGGTTAGCAACTCCTCCATCCACGCGGCTAGAGTTTCGAGGTTTTCCAGAAGCTCGGTTGGGCATAGCGTGCGCCCATTGTCGTTAGTCATTGGCATGATTCGCAGGCCTCATCGTCCAGATTGCAGGTTCTGACTATCTTTTCAGACTCAAAATCGTCTTCCGGCTGGCTGAAATAGTCCTCGGGCTCTGGCGGCTTAACTTCGCTCCCGTGGTCCTTGTCGCTGGCTTGTGGTGCCTTGTCAGCGCGGGCGATTGCTGCTGCGTTTGAGTAGGATAGTGACTGGTAGCGCAAACTGAGCTTGTCCATGTTTTCCGCAATTACCTGATCGAGCGAAACGCCAATCGAATCGAGAATCCCGGTGACATAAAACAGGATGTCTCCGCACTCCTCCCTGATATTGGCAATATCGAGCGGTTTGCGGTAGATCGTGGCCTTTTTGATCGCGTCCAGAAGCTCCCCAGCCTCTCCGGATATCCCGATTGCCATGTGCAGGCGATGGGCATCGTCTGGAGTGATGTCGTTAGCGATTACGCTCCCGGGTTTGCATAATGCCCGGACAAATTGGCGATAGTCTGCGGGGTTGTTAGTCTTGTTCATTGGTTCGGTTTGTGTCGGTTGGTTCAGTTGGTTGGGTTGCATGAAAATCCTTGTCGGGTATAATCTCACCGGAATCCGTGGAATCGGCGGTATCGGGTATGCTTTCGGGTGATATATCAATAATGCGCGGAACCGGAGCCGGGAGCGATTCGAGCGGGACGGATGCCGGCAAAGATGCGCTGTCACGTTCTGGGACCGTAAAGCTAATCTTGAAGTTTTGTTGAGAATTGGTCTCAATATCAATCTTGTCGCCATACTTTTTAGGCGCGAGTTTGCTGGCCGTCCATTTGAGAGCGTCGATGCGGAGTCGACCGATCTGTGCATCGCTGGCGGAAAATGCCTCTGTCATTACCATTGATGCGAGTGTGTCAGCCTGTCTCTGTCTCGCTCGGGCGTATTTATCGGCAAGTTCTGGGGACTTGTCAATCCAGTCATACACGGTTGAGATCCGCGGCATGTCCGGCAATGCACATATTGAGACTAATGACATCCCTGACTCGATCATCGCGAGAATTTCTTCAGCTAGTTTGTCGCTATATTCGACCGGAGTTTTTTTGTCTGACATTATTTTTTTAAATTAGGTATTGACAGATTGATTTTTGGTATTGATAAAATGAGCTTCGCAGAGGCTCCTCTATTTTCGCAGGCTCAAATTCGGGTCCGTGCTCCGCGATAATATCCGCTAAAATCAAATCGGGATTTGATTGCGCTGAGTGAAAAGTTGGCATGAAAAATGTTTTTTCAATTTTAAAGTTGGCATGATTTTTTATTGTCTTAAATTGTGGACCCCTCCCAGCATTCGCCGGGTCCCTCCCCAATCGCAAGTTTTCGAAAAGTATGGATCAGAAAAAAATCTTCGCAACCGTTTTTGAAACTTTTTTTCTTGTCTGAAAATTTTTATTGACGTCGTGAGAAGCCGATAAAATGGGCCTCTCAGCGGTTTTGGTTTTGAGTCAATAAAAAAATGATGCTCGGATGAAAATTTTTTTCTTGGTGCATCGCGAGAAAATGCGATTCTGTCTCC